AAAAAGAGAATAGATTATCTACTCTCTTCATGTCATATACAGTTAAGACCCCATGTAATATGAGGTCAACTGTATATAAACTTTTTACTACTCATTCATAGGAACGATATGGGGAGGAAGTGCATATCCTGCATCCTGTTGTACCTGACCTTCAAACGAGATATCAGGTGTCGGTGTAGGCTCTTTGAGGATATACTCACCAATCTCATCAGGATCAAGCTCTACATTCTCTCCATGTCTCTCCTTATAATACCTGATAGCATCCCCAGGAGTGAGAATCTGGAATGTTATCTCTGGAGTCATAAGGATGAACAGTCTATCCTTTCTAGAATAGAGTGCAAAGGAGTTCTTATTGACAAAGAATGGCTTGCTGAATATAAGCTTAACCTTTGGATCAAGCATAGCCCCATAATATCTGTCGATCTTCCTATAGATGAAACAGATACGCTTCAGAATAGCTTCATACTTGTATCCATACTCTACTACAACATTCCCCTTAGAGTCTGTTGTCTTATGCTCTTCCTTGATATAGTTAGGAATACTATCCAGATCGATATACCTAGATGCTGCAGATATCTCTTTGATCAGACTCTCAGAGTCTAAACTATCTACAACTTCTTCTCTCTGCTCAGCACTCATAACTTCAAAGAAGTATTTATCGCTCTCTGCTCCTCCTACTTCATCCCACTCGGTTACAGCCGTAGTAAACAGACTTGTGTCACTATTGAGCGTCATAGAGGCTTCCAAGTCCTGACTATTATACCTCTTATTGAGACTCATAGCGACAAAGCCTTTAGCTCCCCTCTTATAGAACACATTGATCAGATGATTGTTCTTGTTCGTGAGGATAGCATAGAACTCTTTAGCAGTTTCAAAGTCTGGTCTCAATGCTGCATATCCAGCAACCATCTTGTTTACGATCTTAGCAGCTTCCATCTCTGCATTTTTGATCATACTCATGACGATATCTGGATTGATCATAGCAGCAGTGAACATGACAAATGGCTTACTGATAATGATCTGCTTAGAATACTCCTCGAAGTTCCTAATACAGTTGTGGAAATACTCCTCATTGACCTGAGGACAAAGCTCATGTTTTCTTCTAGAGAAAATATCATTGGTTACCCAGGCCATTGGAGTAAGCTCCAACGCTGCCGTCCTCTTGACGGCAATGCCATTCTCAATATTGTACTGTACGGTAGCAGCATCAGGAAGATTGAACGAGTCTCCGATGTTTAACATGATTCCTTGTTCTACTGTATTGCGTCCCCAGTTTCTGATACACTCAAGTACGTTCCACAATGTATCTTTATCCTGTCTCAACCACAGTACGTTCTCTGTCACAGGATAATCGAACGGAGATGTCTTTACAACCTCCTCTGCGGGATATATGACGTCCAACCAGCTAGGATTGTCTGCTACAAGGTTATATCCAAGATTGTGCAAGAGCATTGAGGAAAACTGATACTTTGTGAGTGGAGGGATTCCAGCGCTCGGATTCCCACGTTCTGCATCTGCCATGACTGCAAATGGGGTGATATGCACTTTCACACCCCCAATAGAAACAAGTTGGCTACACGAAATAGTTGCCATGTTTAGAAACACCTCTTTCATATTATTAGGACTCTTCAAAGATATAGTATATGATCTAAATCAAAATTGTATTGGCTCTAAACATCAAATAACCGATGCAAGAGCCCAATCATGGTTATAAAGCCTCCTCTTGATCTGATACATGTGTCTTTTCCCTACACTCGTTTGCTGTATCGGATTTCTTTGTTCCCAAGATCTTGTATCGGGGTTTCTCAAATTATCTGTGTGCTTAATTTTCCAACAAGAATACTTAAAGGTCCTATGAGGATTACCCCATAGGACTTGTATTCTGTCTCTTAACTATACATCTATTCTACCAGCTTCAAATGCTGATTCTTTATATCTTAATGCTAGTATAGTACTACCATCAGACTTATTCACTACAGCAGTTATACCCCTTTCTCTAAGAGCAGATACTACATCAACTCTTATATCTCTATTCTTGTCAAAGACAAGAGGGGCATACTTCAATACATTAGCTATATCTGCCTCTAGCTTAGTAATATATGCACTGGTAATGAAACTATACAAGAAATCTGCTATCCATCTAGGAGGTCTATCCCTAAGTTCCTCTAATAGATCTATAGGAGGAGCAGATACTAACTTCTCTTCCTCTTCTGCTATTCTCTTGAGATCCTCTTCTGTTGGTGGATCAAAGTTAGAGCAAGTACTGTAGTTACATACATGCTCATCTCCACAACATGATGACATAACAAGGAACTCCTTTCTAAAAAACGTTAGGTAGAGGGCCACCGAACGCCCTCTACCTACTTCCCATTCCATCAAAATTCACACTCATCATCTCAACTTAACAACCATAATTGATTGCAAGTACATGGATGTCTATCGATTTAAAACTCAACCAAACCTCATGATGTTTGTATGAGTCACATCTTTAGACTCATTCTTGCTCAATCCAAGTTCATCCAATGGGAATGATCTCAGATTATCCTGTATGATTGTATTATAGTCGATGAATGGAACTATCCAATCTGGTATTTCTGAATCTGCTGGAATGGCAATAGAGTCTATACCATTCTTGAATGCTTCTTGTTCCATAAGTTTGATGATCTTAGTACATTGCTCTGGGTACTCATCAACAATAGCTTTGATATTCTTCTTGTTGATATTGGTCTTGATGATAGTGACAGTATTCAACTCATCTAAGTTGATTGCTGGATCATCTTGATCTTTGATCTCATTATATGCTACAGATGCCTTGATACCTTGTATTCTCATAGGCATTGCATAGTGCCCCATAGACTTGATTCTAGCGGGTTTGTGGAACTCTTTCTTCTTCTCTTTGATAGACTGATAGATCTGCTTCTCTAGAACAGTGAACTTTCTAAAGATATCTACTTGGTCTACAAATGATGATCTAAGGATATCATACTCCAGTATGTCCTTAAGTGCTTTAGAAGTACTCTTAGGCATACCAATCTTAGTGATAGGAATACCCTTCACATCTAACTGCTTATCTTCTGGTATTATATTGCCTTCTTGAACAAGCTGTAGATCTGCATAGTTCTTTGCACCATACGTTAAGAATAGAGACTTGAACAAGAATTCATTCTTCATAATCAACAGACATTCTCTTCCCTCTGTCTGAGTGTTATAGTTTTCGCTAAAGAGAATCATATAGTCCATGATCAGCTCAGATACCACATGAGACATGATATCTACTATAGAATATCTCAAGTTATCTTGTTCTATGATAAGAAGTGGATACTTTCTCCTCTTGGCTTCTACCAGGCTATCGTTGTAGTAGTCATATTCATATTGAGGCTCGGTCTTTCTCCATTCCATCTCAACTCTATCACATGCTACTTTCAACTCAGCTTCTGTATATTTGATATTCATAGGTACTCCCACAGTCATTGGGAGTACTCTTCTATACCATTCATCAAGAGATATAATACAAGAATCTGTATCCGTTATAAGAACAACATCTCGTTCCATAGTATAGACCCGTTCAAGCTTATCTATCCATAGATGACGATAATAGCAGTATTCATAGATAAGGTCCTTGAACATAGTCATCTCTTGCTCTATTTCTTTAGGAACCTTATTTGGATCTAGGAATGGCTTCTCTAGTTTAGTGAGCATAGTCATTATCAGATTAGATACCTTACTATTCTCACAGAACTTATAGAGGTTATTCTTATAATAGAGAACATTGATACATCTTTGATTCAAGTTATTGATCGTATCCCATATGATCTCTACTGCTTCATCAGATGGTACCCAAGAATCATACCCACAGATATCGATGATCCTCAAGAAGCACTCTTCTATAGCGATATTCCTATCTAATACATCCCAATCATTGAACTTAGTCATATCTTCTCTAGATTGGTCTTGTACTATATGCTCTATATACTGCAGAACTTCTGTCAGATTGGCAAACTTCATATTATTTGCCAATAGGCCCTCAAACATAGTAATCGATGCAGAGATACAGCCACGACCCTGACCAGTAACTGCTGTACAGAGGTACAAGTTATAGAAGATAGAAGACCACTGACCAGCACAACCATAGAGTGCATTACAAGAGACTTTATAGTTCAGCTGTTTAAGGTTCCATGCATTGAACTCTTCAGATCCCTTAGGATATTTCTTCATCTCTTTCTTAGCTTGATCTCTCTTATCAAGTAGATATTGAATGAAGTTATAGAATGGATTCTTCTTCGTACCATGCCTAGCAAACAAAACACCTTGAGTAGTCATGATTGGTTTAGACTTCAGTATATCATTGCTAAGAGACAGTATATCCATCTCTGCTGTACGTTTTGTATAGTTGTTATGAACCTTTACAGCATGGGTATTTTTCTCTTTTCCGGAGGTATAACTGGTCGCTATAGCGTAGTTTACAGCTTCTTCTACCTCGGATAAGTGTAGTCTAGGACACAGCCTAGACATGATTCCTACCATATTCTCTCTATATTTATCTATCAACTCTCCCGTTGGGATATCATAATCTAACCCAAACAGTTCTCCATTATAAGACATGCCATATACTCCTCTTCTCATATATCCAAGTTACTTGTAGTTTTCTTATGCTTTCAAATTTATAGTATCTAAGTATATAAGGGTTTGGTTGTATACTATATCTATGGAAGGAGGTAATCAATAGTATGGCCAAGATATATGATGGATTGAATGATAAGACCATGCCAAATATAAGAACTTTAAGAATAGTATTCCACTTCATGGATGATATAGATATTATAAGCGAATACATCAGACTTGGTATACCTGATATACCTCTATCAACGAGATATATGGGATTATATTATAAATGGTATACTCCTATACTATGGGGAGTTAGTAGTGGGGAAGCAAGAGCCTTAAACTATAGAATCAGATACAGACAGCTTAAAAAGGTATATAGAGCTTATTTGTCTCTTGGTAAGTCTTCCTATTACCACATCTCCAACATTGGTAATAGCAAACAAATCTACTCTATGCAGAATCAGAGATATACCTATAGAAGATCAGAGTGTATAGACTTGAACAACAAAAGGTATATGGTTAGATCTGTATTTAGGATATATGATGATAACACTAAGTATCATACATACAAAGCAGGTATAGCGAAGGTATATGATAGGCATAGAGAGCAGGAGTTGGCAGAATACTATGGTAAATGTAATATTCCTCTACACTGTTCTTATGGTAGTAAAACAGACTACTTTTCTGCTGTTACTATGAAACCAAGTCGTGACTATAAGTCTGTGGCTGCTACTGTAAGTGTGGTAGATGTATTGGATAAGTTTTCATTCAAACCAGTGCGTATGCCATCAACAGCTATGGTTAAGGGTGTATTCTATTAGCTATACATCCACAGGTTAAAACCTGACTCTCCAACATACATATAAATTCTGCCCCTATAGGCAGGACTAAGGCTATAGCTAAAATAAAAATCCTATATAGGAGGTAATACGTATGTATTTTGGAAAAGCTTCGCAGGTTAACCTTAACGAAGATACTTCTTTCCTCGATGAGGATGCTCAGTTCTCGTTTGATGATCCGATCAACGAGGGTTTCGAGGGTGAAGATGATGGCACGAATGGTATCCATGATACCGAGGCCATGCTCGAGAACATGATCATTCTCGAGGCTAATCTGATGAATGATGAGCAGCGCAAGGCATATATGGAGTCTGATGAGTTCCAGAACCTTGTTGAGGCTGGCGTTGTTGGTAAGCGTTCGGTTGTTCGTCTGAATCGTAATGACGATATGAACCGTCGTATCCACCTGCTCTGCCTGCAGAAGGGTAAGGAAGAGGGAGATGCTGATTGGGAAGCTCTCCGCAAGAACCGTATTCGCGAGCGTCAGCTTCTTCAGAAGCTCTATCGCAAGTATGGCAACCGTGTACGTCGTGATGCTGTTGTCAGCCAGCGTCGTATCATGAAGCTCACGCCGAAGATCTTCGACATGACTCGTCCGATTCGTTAATCTGTACGTAAATAACAAGACGTATATGGAAGAGGTTCAGACCTCTTCCATATATTTTTGTCATAAGTGAGGTGATATGTAGGTATGCAAGTGTATACTAACAAAAAAGCTGATGAGGTTATTAGAACCAAGTCTTATTTTACCATCAATACTAGATATGGCTCTTTCTATCAGTCTAATGTATATAGAACCCCAAACCCATATAGTGTAGTAAAGATGGAGGAGTTTCTAATAAAGTTCTTTCATCCAGAAGATTATAATGGGTTTGATTGGAATATAGATCTCGCTAAGATGATCAGTGCTATACTCAATGAAAGAAATGCTTACTCTAGAGCTGTTTCTCGCAACGTATTGTATAAACAACATATGAAGAGCATCAACGCCATAGTTTCTCACTTTATGACAAAAGTAGTTCATCTAAGCAATGTATATAATATAGAGTTTGAACCAGATGTTGTGGTACCGGTTGTAAGACCAGAGTGTGGATCTATACTAGAACGTTGTTATCTATGTATAATACCCAATACTAATACTATATACACTAGCCATACTGACAATATACTATCATATATCATCATCACATGTAATGACGATAAGAGCGTACTTGTACAGCCTAAGATTCGTAGAAGAGATGCTATGGGCTGCCCAAATAGCTCATGTGACAAGAAGTCTTCTATGAAAAGATTGTGTATATTTGACAGATTCTTACCAGTTAGGGTTCTAGATCATCATATCAGATTTGTTAAGTCATATAAGAAGATAGACTCATATAAATAGAAAGAGAGGTGAATAAGACAATGGCTCAAATATACATAAACCAGTTTCTTGCAAAGAAAGATAAAGAGTATATAAAGGATAGTAGAAGACTCTACACTACTTCTAGAGACTACTATTCTAAACTAAGAAGAGATAGAACTCTCTTACCTTTGGAAAATATTGAGGGTATATCTGATAAAGTGTATCAGTATAGATACCTGTTATACTCAGATCTATGGGATTCTGCTTCTGTATTACATGAGCCAAGAGACTGTTCTTATTTCCCCTCATATGCTATCTTGAAGAGAGTTGTATATCAGTATATACAGATGCTGCAGTTGTATAGTATACTTGCAGACTCATTACTAGATACCTATATATACTATGAAGATCATTTCGGTAGTAAAGAGTATGACTGTCTTAGTGAGTTATACACATATGGTACTCTATTAGAGGGCATATTCTCTAATATAGAATATGGGGTCAATACCTACAAGTATACTCATTCGTATGATAGTGCTATAATAACTAATGAGACAGAGATATCTATATCATTGGAATCTATAGGTCCTCATAACTACACAAATATGTGTGGGTATACACAGTATCCATTTAATCCAAGTAGTCTAGATGGACCAAGGATAAACCTTGGTGCTAAGATAGGTGCTGTGGATGATAGATATATGGATACAATGGCTGAGTTTAGGAAGTATGCAAATTATGGAAGACAGTTAGTAATAGACTCTATAAGAGCAACAGTTACTGTTGTATATGGAGCTCCTACTGTCACTACACATGGAGGCAAGCTTGGTAAGAGACCTATACTTGGAATGGTATCAGAAGACACCGAAGATAAAGAATACATTCATTATCTGACCAATGCTAGGAAGAAGTTCAATTTCAAACTCCATACACCATTAAAGGTTACTAATCCATTCTATGGTGGGTTTATACGTAGCTGGTTAATGAGAGAATAGGAAAGGAGGTATATTATGGCACTTGTCTATACTAATAACAGAACCCATTATATTAGTTCCCTTAACATACGTATGTTTCATAGCAAAGTTAAGAGAGAAGCTATAGAAGCAGATCGTAATGGGGAGAGTATGTGTAATCTTGGTGCTATATCAGGTATCATGAAGACCATACTCTATGACAGATATGGTAGCAATGGACATGCTATGGCAAATGGATTCAACTTCATGCACGTATACTCTAAGAATAGAAAGCTTATAAGCTATCTCATAAGATGTGTATATGATGCTATGCAGTATTATGCAAGAACACAGTCTATGTATAATAGAGTGCCATCTGGCATTCTAGACACTATGCATTCAGCAAGTCTAGATTATATCAGCTATACCATATCTGTTCCGAAGGATGTTACTGGACGTATTACTATGCATTTAGGTATGAATCCTATATCGTCTTATAAGACGGATAGTATACATATACTGCACAATCCTATTTCAGATGAAGATAGTGGATGTATGATAATGGTATCTTCTATTCATATACTCCATAAATCAGAATCTCTAACCTATGTAGGAAAGAAGCTTCTATTGCCAAAGTATTATGCAGAAGATGATCCAAGGAGCCTGTATAAAGAGAATAAGTGTATTTCTAGACAAAAGGAGATCAAGCCTTTTAAGGTCAAACTACATAGACCACTGTTCTTAAGAAAGAGAACATTCAAAGGCATAGACTACTATAGTCTTAGAGACTATGAAGGATAAAGAGTAAGGAGGAGGTGTAATAATATGGAAATATATAAGATGGAAAGTGGCATTGGAGAGAGATCTACCAATAGATACTATAGATTCATTCTTAGTGGTACTAAGATGAATAGTGTGTATGATGGAGACAAAGATTATATTAGTGATGATTCTATCTACCATTATGATGCATCAGAGGTCTCTAATCTTGTATCCATGGTAATTGATAAGAGTAGGTATATAGCAAGACATATATCTTCTGATGCCTATATAAGGGCGAATATGAAGTATATACATACGTTATATAGACTATACTACAATGCTTTGTCTTCTTATGTTGATACTAGTGAGTTAGATGATGAAGAGGTACGCGAATATGATGACGGAAAGGCGTTTGGTATCAATTATTTAGGTATCAATGTATCTATAGCAGATAATAGAGTATGCCATGTTATACCCATTATTCGTCGAATAAAGCGTATGTATATAGACGTGCCGATGGTGATAAGAAAGTATATTGCTAAAGAGAACAACCTTTCGTTTATTATGCCAGCTATACCAAAATGGGATAGTTGGTATCAACAAACAAGGGTTGTAGACTCTATACAGCTGACGTATAATGACTATCATACTAGCAACTATACTGGAGCTTATCGCCCTAAATGTATAAATTATGGGATAAATGGTGTATATAAAGCATATGATAAACTTGTTTACTCTGGAGATGATGAAGATAGTCAATGTACTTCAAGATCTGCTAAGATGAAAAATTTCATACGCTTCCACAAGATAAAGTTCAAACGTCCAGTTATTATCCATACCAATGGTACTAAGGGTATAGTAGTATAAGGAGGTGAAGAAGAGTTATGCTAATCTATGGAGGAGTAGATTCAAAAGGAAATAAAGTCTATTCTAGGCCTATACGGTACAATCTGCGCAGAATAAAACTGGATATGCAAATATCTAGCAAATGGGAGATGCCTACTATAGATAAAGAGCCAGAAGATGGTGTATTGTACGATGATATATTCAGTCTACTATACAACTACTTCAGTACTATGCACTCTATAGCTAATACCTTTACTAAGGAGCTTATGCTAAAGAAGAATAAGAAGGAGTTAGAGTATGTACTGAATCTAATGTATGGGCAATATGAACACGCTTTTACAGGCTCTAAGATCAAGCGTTACAAACATGCTAATATTAGTACTACACTAAATGCTAATCCCATAATGGCTGCAGAGATAGGTTATTACACCCATAGACACATTCTAACTCTCACTGACAGCTATATGGCAGAATTAACCTCCTCGTTTATCTGCTCTAAACATGCTTCTTGTACAGGAGTCATTGGTATGGATATCTCTACAGCTGAAGATATTCATGTAGATGATCTTATGGAGGTAATAAACAAGTACAGGAAACCTATAGCACCAACAACTATAACTCCAGATATAGGGTTTGGTGGTATCAAGAGTATAGACTGTTTCTCTGGGTTTGCATATAGCTATAGAGATATACGCCCAGAGAAGAGAGGGTTTCGTCTAAGACTTATCAGACCTATAACACTCTATGGAGAGAGTATGGAGAAGATAGAAGAAAAGTTGTAAAGAAAGGAGGTATATATGTATGGCATTGGTATACGAGAACAATATATCAGATATAGACAGAGACGGTATAGCCCTACTACGTGGTGGGCTAACAGATATCGAAGATGAAGAAGTGGTTGTAGGCAATCTATTCGATAATTTAGAAGCTCGTCTAAACGGGTTTGCTATGTCTTCTAGAGGCATATCTATTGATCTGATTGTAAGATATATAGCTAAGTATATCAAGTATATAACTTCCTTGTCTTACAATAAGTATATAAACAAGAGCGAGTTGCATATCCCATGCTTGTATATACACGACTATGGATTACACATATCTTCTTATGCCTCACCATATGATGGATGTATCCATTGCTTAAAGATCAAACTTATAAAGTTTGAGAGAACCACTAGTGATCTAAAGAATATGAAACCCAAGACCCATTATCTTCCAGGAGGTAATTCTGTAGATAAGAAGAACTATAGTTTCTTCATAAAGAGTAAAACCTGGGTTCATGGAGATCCAGGGTTTAGAAAGAGAATACCAGATGTATTCTTCTATATCAAGACCATCACACTCAATCTAAAAACTCCTATACGGTTTACCAGAATAAGAAGCGATGAAGATGATTAGGCAACTGGTCTTATACCAGTTGCCCTATTATTTTTTGTAGTACGACAATAGAGTAAATTTAAGAGGGAGGTACGTGTGATGGCATTTAATCCAGAGCATAAGGTTTCTTATGATCAGTTATCTAAGAGCCTTCAAGATAAACTCACCACAGCAACAGCAGGAGTATCAGAATTACAGAAGCTCATAGAGGAAGCAAAGAAGAGTATCACTTCTCTAGTAGATAGCAGTACAAGTACTATAGGTACTAAGATAGATACACTCAAGACAAAGATAGCTACAGAATCTAGTGAGACCAATGTAGTTATAGAGCAGAAGAAGCAAGAGATTACCAATAACTTAAAATCTGCTTCTGGTCAGACCACTGCTAAACTGATGAGTGGAGAGAGTGGTCAATTCGGAAAGGTAGATCCAAGTAATAAGATACTATTCGGAGATAATGGGTTTGACGTCATACTAGTATATAGCAATATCTCCACTCAAGAGAAGAGTCAGCTTACTGCTTTAACTCCTAATAAGATAGTAGAGAATTATGGGGTAAACTCTAAGAGAGTACAAGCAGCGTTTGATTTAGATAAGAGAAAGCTTCTTATCTATAATGGAACAACATGGCAAGATATAGAAGATCAAGATAAGGTAACAGAGTACTTCTCTAAGTATCTTACTAATAGAAGCTTCTATTTAAATCCATTGACCAAGAACTTATACTTCTACTGCTTTGATGGTAAGTGGACCCTTATAAACAGACTCGTCAATACTGGTATAGAGGATATAGGAAAGATTATAGGTAATATAGGAGAGATCAAGTATGATTCCTCTCTATTGATGCCAGAAGTCACTACTCCTATCAAGCCACCAAAACCTCCTGTAAGTAATACACTTCCAACAAAAGGAACTCTTAGAAGAAATGAAGGAGACTTTGTAGATATAGGAAAATTCTTGATATATCCTAAATTATATATGCGAAGAGAATCCAACACGGATCCAAACAGGCGATATCTTGGCGGATCTGTAATCGGGGTGTATAAGAGTAAACTTAATCGTATCATTAAAACTGGATATGGGCAAGATGTGCTTATAAACCTTGATCAGAAGTTTATGAATGAGGCCAATAGCAGCCCATCAGACCTATATATCCCCAAGCTTACAATAAACATCTTCGACAAGAATATATTTAACTTCAACGACCTAAAATTTCCACCATACTCTACGAAAGCTATAAATCCTGTTCCGTCAAGAACTATGACTATATCTTATGATGATCTTGTATCTGGTAGGTATAATAATATACTAGATAGCGCAGTATCATATGTTATATACCAGAAAGATTTCAACATAAAGTTTATGTCCGATCTACAAAATAATGTATTGAGTCCACATTTTCTAACTATTACTAGTGCTCCACTTATTATGGGCAATAAACAGATAACACCAAATGATATACTAAAAATACAGCGCCCTAATATTAACCTGGCACTAAATATAGGAAGATATAACGATATGTATGATATACACTCTATATACGACTATTCTGTATCTGGTATATTTGGTAGAAACGAAGTAGATCTAGACCTTGTATCTCCTGGAGATACCGGGTTTAGGAAAAAATATATTGATCAGCTTACCAAGAACTACTTCAATGAACCTGGATATAGCGAGTATATACCAGAGAGAAATGTTATAGACTTTAAATATGGGAAATCTACACGTAGAATCGACCCAACTGTAAAGTATATGATATGGTATATGGATGAATTTGAATATATTAATAGCCGTAATATAGAATTTGATCCCAGAAATAGTTCTATATCTTATCTATTACCAACCAATGTGCCAAATACAACCCCTATTAAAGATGAGTATCTATTAAGTGGAGAGCTTCATCTTAAATTGTGGACTGGTATGGAAACGTTTGGTAAATGAGATGATGGAGGATAGCCATGTTTGATTTAAATAGAAAAGTTAGATATGAAAACTTATCCCCATCATTGCAATCTCTGGTGGGAGAATTCTCTACTAATGCTGAGGGATTGAAAGAAAGATTAGAGAAGATTAAAGAGACTATAGACTCTTACTCTCCTCAGATCACTGAACAGAATAACAGTATAGATGCTACCATCAAAGAGGTAGAAACCAAGTTCTCAGAGATAAAGAAGAAAGCGTCTACTATACCAACTATTCCTCGTGCAACAGATGGAAGTAAGTATGACTTTACTAAAGAGGGTACTACTTCTGCTATAACTGGTGGATTCTATGGCCAGTATACTAAAGTGAAGGGTAGTAATGAGAAAGGGATATTTTCTCATGATGGGTTTGAAGAGGCAAAGATCTGTACCAATCAATCAGAGTTTGATACTATGAGTCAAACCACCAAAGATGGATTTAAAGAGGTGCTTGATACTTGGTATAGATATGCACACTTCAATAGAGAAACTACTGCTAGGATAGATATCGTAAATTGGGATCATACTGGATTAGATGGGCAGAATCTAGATAATCCTAACTTTACTCAGTTTACTGATAAGACCAAGGGTGCTTGGGTATATAAAGAGGATACTAAAGAGTTAGAGTGTACTATAAACTCCTTCCCTACTGCTGGGCTTATTATACCATATGATGGACCTACATCTTGGATGATGCGATTAAGATGTGATACAGGTAAAGATAGTAATAGCTTTGGTATAGTAGTAGGCTATATGAAGGATAAGAAGGGTATTGAGCATACTCTGTCAGTAGTTAGAGCTGCTGGAGTGTATGGTGACCCTGGAAGTAAGTTGACAGATGATATCAATCCAAGCCGCTTCAGTACTCTCTTTTGGTGGGGTCTCATATATGATATGGGAAATAGTACTCAGTACTTTGTCAATAATATGAGCCAGATTGGAGGTTACAAACTTGCTGTAGATAACCCAATAGCCTATATCACAGTGGTTAAGAATTATGATTCTTTAGAGTGTAGATCAACTCCTATGTCTCCAAGACAAGCAGAGATAACCGAGGACGATCCTACACTAACCTTTAGATTCTCTGTACCTGACTCTAAACCAGGATCTTGGTCTCAAGAGATGTATGATAACATAAAGACTATGCTTAGAAAGACATCTCGTATGGGGTTTGTGACAAGAGCCAATAAAACTAAGTTTAAGATAGACAAGCAGCGGTATATCTTTGATAATGGATTGATCTACAGATTAGATACTGGTAAAGCGTACAACTATAACTCTACTACCAATAAATGGGAACCTGTGGGAGATATCAACAAGTATCTTACCCCACATACGTTCTTATACAATAAGAAGCTAAATAGGCTAGTATACTATATCAAACCCGGTATCGGAACTGGTACCTATATACTGTAAGAAAGGAGATAGAGAATGTATACCGTAGAACAGAAGATACGATGGGAGCTTCTATCTCCTTCATTGCAAGCTAAGTTTAAAGAAGCCGGAGCTTACTCTGAAACTGCTAATAAAGAACTAAAGAAGATGGAATCTTATGCAGAGCAGAGTATAAAAGATGCTATAACTAAGACCAATGATAATATAACTACATTGAAAGATCTAGCCACATCAAAGGTTACTGAGTTTACTACTAAAGTAGACAAACTTATATCTGGAGAGGGTGACGATGGTCCTCAGGGTGGAGGCATATTCTATGCTTATGAGACTGGATCTTATGGACAGAATCTCAAAGTAGATAAAGACAACAGTAGAATCATCGCTGCAGATATGTGTGTTAAGTTAGCACTCTGTAGAAACAGCGATGAGTCTACTAAGAAGAAACCAGAGTTGGTATCTTATGTATACAATATAGAGTCTGATAACTTATACCATTATGAGTCTAATGAATGGGTACTAAAGAACCAGCACAAGACAAGGGTTCTTACTAGATCATTTATAGAAGATGGTACAACTTCTAAGATGTACTACTTCTGGTCTCCTACTGTATATACTAGAGTGAGATAATATACAAGGGAGTACTCATATGAGTACTCCCCTATTCTTATCTAGAGTTATACACTATAGAATTGTAAAGGATGTGATACAAAGTATTAAATTGTCCCATGTATGGGCAAATTAGGACAACTAAGGGGAAACTATAAAAGGAGAACAAGAGAATGTTGGAGAATTTGAGAAACTACTTCATGTATGCCCCAATAGCGCAGAATAAACCTGTAACTGTTGATGTATCTAACCTAACTCTATCAGATTGGCATGCACACTACAATGGGT